AAATGGAAAACTCCCTTATTGGGAACCGTCCTATGGAGATTGTGTCTGCTTCGATAAACCCTCGGGCCTACTCGAGTGCAGATACTTTTATGCGCGACTACCTCTGTGTCGAACTGATGTCGAAGTACCCGTCTTGGGACCTCGGTATCGATCGACCTGGTGTAGCGCTGTCCAAGTTTAGGTCCGTGGAAGAGGATCTACGACACCTCAACCTCTCTACAAATCCTAGGATCGTGGCTGGACTAAGGTCCACCACGATGCATGCAGTCGTTGCGACTGCACGTATTAAAATCCAGAAGATTTTAGGAGAATTTAGTTGGGATGAAGTAGAGCCCCTCTTCACATGGGGGCCGGGAGCCTCGACATCTTTGCCGAGGCGGAAGGGCGACGCAGCCTACAAGTATGGGGCCAAAGAGCCCCAGGTGTCGTATAACGCTTTACCTCTCGCAGACGCTTTAAAACGTCTTTATCCGTTGTGGGATTTTAACCCCACGGTGGTTGAGGGGTCACGCGTAGTCACTGTTCCAAAGAACGCTAAAACGGACCGCGTGATTGCTATTGAGCCTGATCTGAATATGTATCTTCAGAAAGGCCTTGGCCGTCGTATACGTCGTTCGTTACAGCGGTGGGGGCTTCTTCTCACTACGGCTCAGGAGCTTAACCAAGTCCTGGCCCAGGAGGGAAGTGCGAACGGTCAGTTGGCAACGATTGACCTCAGCAGCGCCTCAGATTCGATTCACATGGATCTGGTACGGTTGCTTCTCCCAACGAGCTGGAGTACGGCGATTGAGCTTTGCCGTACCCCGTGCTCTATTCTTCCGACCGGGGAAAGACTATTACTCCGGAAGGTGTCATCTATGGGAAATGGTTTTACGTTTGAGCTCGAGACCCTGATTTTCTATGGTCTCGCGCTTGCCGTTATAGACCTGCTCTCTACGGGTGACATGGATCGTCGATGCTTGGTCTTCGGTGACGATATTATCGTCTCTTCAGACCTTACTCCGGCCCTGCTGGATGTCCTCCGACACGTTGGATTTACGCCCAACGCTAAGAAGACATTCGCAGACGGACCATTCCGAGAGTCGTGCGGTAAGCACTATTTCGGAGGTGTCGACGTAACACCGTTCTACGTCAGATCTCCCATTGATTCAATCCATCGAATCTATTGGGCTTGCAACCAGCTGCGCCGATACTCTAGGCTCAGCTGGGGGCTAGACCCACGTTGGAAACCTGTCTATGACAGGACCGTGAACCACCTACCCAAATTCTGGCAATCCGTGAGGATCCCAGATGGATTTGGCGACGGTGGTCTCATAGCAGACTGGGATGAGGCAACTCCCCAGAAAGCTAAACGTGGCCTTCAAGGTTGGTCTTATCGATATGTCGCCCCTCGTAAGAAGGACGTGCAGCTCGACGACATTGGGACTCTATTAAAGAGTCTTCATGTTCTTGAAGGAACTGATGCAGAACTTGAGCAAGAACCATCCCTTATCCCCAGACCATCGGGGTGGGACTTCCGTACCGGAAGTAAGAGTGGCCTTGCTTATCAGTGGCCTAGTTACGGCCCGTGGTTGTAAGACCGCGGGTTTGAGCTAGTTGGACCCTTAGTGTTAGGGTCCTGGGGCCCACCTGATTAGGTGGAGCTGAGAGGCA